ACGTCGAACTCGTGGCCTTTCCACTCACCTCGAAGGTGCTCAAGAGCTTGTTCACGCTGAGCGACGCGAGTCTCTTGCATAGACTTCATGTCGCCGCCGACCTTAGCAATGTAGTCTTGATACAGGCCGTCAGCTTGCTTCTGCGTCAGTCCATGCTTGTGGAAGACGTCTCGCGCCCACTTCTGAGTAGCCTCGTCTTTCGGCACACCATCAACCGTAGTTTCGGAGAACTTGTACCCGTCCGCCGCGCCAGGACGTCCGAGCTTATTGTAAAAGTCGGCCATCTCAGCCGGAGACGCATCTGCCTTTGGCAGTACAATCTTGTCGGCGCCAATCATCGACTGGGCGTGGACAAAGGATTTGGCGAGACCACCGACGTCCTTGATGTCAGTAAGTGCCGGATGCGCGCGCAGGTCCTCGGGCAAAGAACCACGCCAATCAGTCGTCCCATCTGCCGGGGGAGTGCCACCAGTCAGAGTCGAACCGCCACCCGAAGAATCACCTTCGCCGCCCTCAGGTGCGCGAAGAACATGCCGCTGAAATTTATTCATTTGTTGTTTGCTCCATCAATTGTTGAAGTTTGCCGAGATCGTAGTTAAGCATCTTGAGAATACTCAACACAACCCGGCGTTCGCCATCCCGCATAGCTGTAAGCTGCGGGTCACCAGGGGTGATGACTGGTTCGAACACGTGGCAATTTTTCGCCAGATGTGCAAGAACAACCTCCCCCTGGGGTGTCTCAAACGTTGATCGATAAGCTTCAACCAACGCATGTTTGTTACCGAAAATCTTTTGGAGGGTGTCACGCACCATTCTTGCCTCCATTGATGACGGCCAGGCTAGCAGCTCCACGACCAGCCTTGTTGAACGAATCGGCGGCCATATTCAGTTGCTCAGCCTGGGCTTGTTCAGCTTTAGCCTCAGTTCGTTGCTGACGTAGCTCTGCCACCTGCTTGTCAGTGAGCAGCGTGCGGTATGACACGTCATACACATCAGCCATGAAGTCAACGACGCCATCGCCATCAATCTTGTCAACAATTTCAGGCTTGACAGTTGCCACCTGAGCAAGTGTCTCCATCATACGTTGGAAGGCCATGACCTGTGTCATGCGTTGGGCCTTGGCCACTGGAGACACGTATTCAACCTTCAGTTCAACGCCAGCCAGCTGCTGTGGAATTTCACCTAAATAACCCTTGCGTATAAGAATTCCAAAAACCCGATCAATCAGCGGATCGAGGAACTCAGACTGCTGGCGACTAACCGCTGGGGCCATGAGACGCATCTTCTCCTCAGTGCGCTGCATGACCTCAGTGGCCGTCATCTGCGGGCCTTCCTGCAAATTCATCCAATCGACGAAAAAGCTACGGATGATGTGCTGACGACGCGAGTCGATCAGATCGAACCCGATGTCTACGCGGCCACGAGTTTCCAGGGGGTGGATCAATTGCTCCGGGTTGAGCGTCGAACTATAGTAGTTGATCCCGCCAGGAGACGTCTTGATCGGGAGCAGGAAGCCTTCATCCGGCATCATCAACGGAGGATCAACGATCTTCTGCGCCGCGACAATAATAGTCTTCGCCATGGCGTTAACCATGCGAATATCTGGCATTGCCGTCATTGCTGGGCTACGACCGTAACGTTCGCCAGTCAGTTTACTCCAGCGCGGTACCATGAACGGAAAATCGTAGTAGCCGGACTCGGCCAACACTAGTTTCTCCTGCGGATATATGTACCAGGACGCGAAACGCCTGGCCTTCGGAGAAGCTGAACGCGGATCGAAGTCCTTACGCGGAGCCACGAAGTGGACGAAGTCATGCTTCTTAAGCGGATTCTTGCGAGCCTCTTCCTGGAACTTAGTTGACGGAAAATTCGGCCATAGTTGGAGAGCCTGCCGAGCCTCGAGCTTGAAGGTCCGACCGATTGTGTCTACCCGGCCATAGGCGTCCTCATCAATGACGCAGTCTGCAAGATGATATGTACAGAAACGCAATGGCGCGTGTACGTACTCTTCCTCCACATACATGATCCCCGTACCAAAGGCTCCAAGGTCGAGATAAAGTTCGTGAGCTTGCGGATTGAAGTTCGTCTTCTGCGAATTGAAGATACCGAACATGATATCCGTGGCATTTTGAAGCCAACGTTCAACCTCGTCGTCCTCTCGAAGTGGCTCCTCCATCTCCACCGGTAGGGTGAGTCTGAACCAGCGCTGCGTGGGACTCGTGAGGTACGAATGCAGCCCTGACGCCAGTTGCTCAAGAGCCCATGGCGCAGTGGAGTCGTATATCTTGTTCTGGAGTTCTTGACCCGGGGTCCGTTCATGATAGAACGCCCCACGACGAGGCAATACCAGATCTGCAGCATCTTGCCAGAGGCGGGTCCAGTTCTGCTTTTCTTGCTTGAGCTCCTCTACGCGTTGGCAGAGTTCCCCAGCAATCTGCTGTTGATCGTTCATTTAACCTCCCAGGAGGGTCTTGGTAGCGGTGTTTGCCGTGGACGTATCCCCAGTCGAGCTTGTAAGTACCGTTGAAGCACGACCTGCGCGCAAGCGGTTCTTATCACGCTCGTTAGCGGCAACTTCTGCCGCAGCCTTGTCCGAAGCTGCCTGGTTCAGGGCCTTAGCCTCATTGGCTGCACGTTCCTGAGCAGCGCGTGCTTCGTCCGCCGCCTTCTGTTGGTTCTTCTGTTGTTGCCTCTGTTGTTGTGCAGCGTATGCAGTTGATGCCACCGATGCAGCGGCTGCAACGAGCATAGCAGTTGACGTGGCTATAGCCATGTTACAATCCTTTCACAAAAATGCGCTCGACTTGTTCGTAGCCCATACGCACGTACATTGCTGCAACTGCATCCGGCATGGACCCCTCTAGCAGAGCCATTGTAATAGCAACAGCCCCAACCTCCTTTGCCCAACGCTCAGCTGACCGATACAGCTGGATAGCTACCCGCGTGTGGCGGTAATTCTCATCGACGTACCAAAACAACTCCTGCGCTAAAAGCTTTGTTTGAACTGTTTGGGATGGAGCGACGATAACACCGATTCCACCAACAATCGTACCCCCGTCCTCGGCCACCATGAAAAATACGTTTGGGGCACCAATCAACCGGTCTAGTCCATGTGTACAATCGGCATCCTCGCCGAGAACACGTTTCCAGCCGGACAGGTCGAAGAATTGCCGCCCATACTTCTGGACAAACGGCCAATCCTCAATTGTTGCCTGACGATAATTCATACCTATCTCCGATTGTGTTATTATACCATAAACTTTCTACCCGTATTCGGAATTTTAATATCCCAACGGGTCATAATTACTCTCTGTCTGCCGTGGTAACTTAAAGGCATATGCTCGCTTCTCCTTAAATGCAACAGCTAGGTATCTAAACGCATCCGCCCCGTGGGACGTCCAGTCGTGGTCAGGCGAATCATTATAACAACGCATCTTGTCGTTCCAACTCTTCTTGTACTGGCGAAGGGCCTCAATCCCGCGGTCGCACTTTGACTGATCAAACCAGCACTTGCCCAGGATGTTTCGCACCGCCTCAATACCGTCCTGGACGGAGAGCTTTGGCACAGTGGTGAACTTGACTCCAAGGGCTGCAGCAACGTCCTTGCGGCTCTTGCCCACTGAGAAGTCTCGCACCTCTATGTCGTGCGGCGCGTAGTGCTTACCGTACAGGTAATTCTTTTCAGACAACACCTTTGCGTAGTGTACGATACCCTCACCACTATTCTCGTAGTAATCAATAATGCGGACCTCCAGACCGGAGACCTGATAGAACCAGATAGCGGTAGAGTCATGCGTACCCAAGTCCCAAGCTGTATGCACCTCCAGCCGCGGCTCGTATGGCACCGTGCAGATGCGCTCCTCCTTGAGGGCCTTTTCCATCTGTGCACCATAATAAGAGCCAACCAACGCCGCGTCAAATGAGCAATAGAATTCCTGCTGGACCATCTCCTCAGGCATCCCGGCGAGGCGTTCCTCCTCGATCACATCGACGCCAATTGCGTTTGTGTCCTCAATTGTGAGCGTCTGCGCAAACCAGCGAGGATTGCGTTTGGCCATCTCCATAATCTCATGGCCATGGTTACGGCCTCGTGGAGTATAGATAAATAGAGCCCAACCACCGTTCTCTGCCAGAATAGGGCGGATATAGTCCCACGCACGAGGGTCCTGCAACGAATACTCTGAGAACACGCACCCAACTGGATTGGCCCCCACCAGGCGGTCGACGTTATCCGTACCAACAACCTGCCAGATGGAGCCATTCTCCAGCTCCAGTTTCATCTCCGTGTTGTTCTCCGACCTAATAACCTCCTTAGGCCACGCCTCGCGAAACGCCTTGCCCTCCTTCGTCCGGCCATCCCAAACAATCTTCCGCCCCTGATTATACGTAGGCAGTAGGTGCCAGTACAGGCCGGGTCTAGTAAACGCGGAAACAACCGTCCAATTCAGCGCTGTAGCATCCTTGCCAGCGCGTCTGTGCCACACAGCGACGGCGCGCTTGCCACCTTTCTCAAGGTATGACCACAGCGGAAGCTGATACATCCGCGGCATCCAGTTAACTGGTACTTGTATTTTAGACATCTATGATCCCATCCTCGTCAGTCTTCAGTTTCTCCACATCGGTGCGCATGGCTTCAAGGGTTACGTTGTCTAGCTCCGTAACGTCTTTCATCAGCTTGCGGGCCGCCTGATTATCAAGCATCATCCGGCTACCCTGCAACTTGTCCAACTGATCGGCCATTATAGCTGCTTGGTCAGGCATCACATCAGAGAACCGCACGACGCTAAACGTCACTGAAGCCTTAATCTCCTTGTTGACGTCGAGAGATCGCTTCTTCGGATGTACGTATTGGGCCAACTCTTTTGCTGCAGCTAGCTGCTGGTCGGTATCCTCAGCCAACTCACCACTAGCAAATCTTGCCATAATACGAATCGGGTCTACACCCTCCTCTTCCAGCGTATCGAGGATCGGCTTGTTCACCAGAGGATTGCCCTGGCCATTCTCATGGTATTTCGTCACAGCACTGCCCTCAAATAATCAGATTCTGGTTGATGGTCGCCGCCACTTCCTCGGCCGGGAACTTCTCCAATGTACGGAGGTGCTGCAACAGCTTATCCAGCGACTGAAAACGAGCGACAAATGGGTCTAGGCCGCAGTACACCCGCAAAGGGGTGGCGAAGGCCTCTACCAGATTCCCAATCTCTTTGGGGCTTGCAGAGCCATTTAGATACTGTCGCGGAATGTTTAGTTTGTACCGCCTTACGGGTGCGGGCGCCCGCGTTGGTGTGCGGTAGTAGTTTGAACTACAGGCCTTACACGCCCCGCAATATGTAATGACCTGACTTCCCGCTACGCGCTTCGTGGATTTGTCGAACGCGGACAAGGATTTCATGGCCCCACATCGTACGCAGCGCCGGTCAGACATGCACTAACTCCCGAGCTGCGCGCTTACTCGAATTGCGGACGCGATAATACTCCCGCGTGCACTCTTTGCAGTACGGGTTCGTCAGGTACGCGTAGAACTCCTCGTGAGACTTGGTGTCCTTACAGCGAGGGCATTTACGTGCCACACCGTCCTTCTTTAACGTAACAGTCATCGATACGCCAGTCATTTCCGTGCTCCAGTTCTACGCCGCTGAAAGTGCTTCTGAACAGCGTTCAGTTTCTTACGACTGCACTCTTTGCAGAAGTATCCAAGGCCTGATGCCCATGTGAAGTTAGCCTCTGATTTTGCTTCATGACAGCCGGTACAGACGCGAGTACCCTTGCCACCCACTGTCTGTGGGCCGTCCTGTGCAGCTTGGTGCGCGACCCAGCGCTTAAACTCTCCAGCATCCATATTAGTACTCCAGGCTTAGATAATATATTATACACCACTAGTGGCCCGTTGTATACGGAAATTGATCAACCAATGCTGCACCTCGTATACATATAGGCAAACCAAGGGAACAAGGTTGAATCATTCAGCATACGCGAGGTCTAGCCCTTGTAACTCAGGCGATCTTTCGGTATACTTATGCCAGTTTGTATTAGCAGCTCTAATTTTGGTTATAGGCAATATGACTCAATAATTGCCCCAATATATCCTAAGTTATTGACTTGATTATCTTTTTGTCGTCGTTATTGGGGGTATTGTGTCTTTGACACCCAGTGAATAAAAATTTTTTTCTCCGTGGATATATATATAGACCTCAACCTTGCCCCAGCAGAAAGTGCAATTAAGTCAAATACTTAGGCATCATTTAGTTTAGATGTAAGGCCAATAATTCGGCAATAAACTGATATATGTGGTATATAAATCCGACATTACGTCCAATATCCTAGGTAAACTGCTAATACATCTTATTAGATCTAATGTGTTGCACATGCATAGAGGATCGTTATAGAAAGTCCTCGGCTACCGGACAGGTCTACTGCAATGGCTCTCACTGATTTAAGCGGAGTGTTTGACGCCCCGGGCCCCCAGGGTGAAATTCCCACGCACCAGGTGAAATGGGTTCAAATGATAATGATTCTCATTCTCAAGTACAACTGGCCAAGAACAGATGATAATGATTCTCATTTAGCGGACAGACATCCGCCGACTGATAATGATTCTCATTCTCGATTGAGGCTCGGGCAAAGGATCTAGGCCAGATGATGGAAGAACCCGCTGCCTCGGACCTCCAACCAGTAACTGAGAATAGTTATCAGTTACCGAAGGTACTTGCCGAAATGATAATCATTCTCATTCTCATTCTCATTCTCATTCTCATTCTCATTCTCATCCAGCCAGCA